ATGGACACAAAACGAATCGAATCTCTAGTGTATCAATTACTGGAAGCATTGGGAGAAAATCCAGACCGTGAAGGCCTCGTAGAAACACCAAAACGGGTGGCCCAAATGATGGAAGAAATGTTTGAAGGCATCCAATATACGAATGCAGACATTGCGGATATGTTTGGTAAAACCTTTGACGTCGATACAAACCAAATGGTAATTGTAAAGGATATTACATGCTTTTCCCACTGCGAACATCACATGGCCTTGATGTACGATATGAATATTAGCATCGGCTATATTCCGCGTGGCCGTGTCATCGGCTTGTCCAAGATGCCTCGCATTGCAGAAATGTGTTGCAAACGACTACAACTACAAGAGAAAATCGGCGAAGACATTGCCGAAGTTATCTCCATTGCTACCAGCACTGACGACGTCATCGTTCACATCACCAGTTCTCATAGCTGTGTCAGCGCCCGTGGCGTAAAATCCGCCAATAGCAAAACCACAACACTTGCCACAAAAGGCGCCTTCGAACAAGAAGACATGATCAACCGATTCCTAACACTAAAAAACGCATAGGATAATTATCCGGTCTAAGCCCGGAGCCCCGTAGATACTGAAAATTTCTTGCTCACCTAGATGTCGAAGTGTAACGGAAAGGTACCGTCCACAAACGACTTTATTTGTCCGAGCCCGGAGCTCTGTAAATAATGAAAATTCTTAGGTACTCAGTTGTCGAATTGTAACGAAAAGATGCCTTGTCCAAACGACTTTGCTAAGTCAAGGCCCTAGGCCGAAGACTGTTAAGGCGGTGGAGGCTTGGACGAGGCATCTTTTTGTGGCCACGTAGATAACTTGACGTACCTAAGAATTTTCAGTATAATTTTATACGCAAGCTTGGGCCTATAGCTCAGGGGTAGAGCAACCGGCTCATAACCGGTCGGTCCCTGGTTCGATCCCAGGTGGGCCCACCAAAACGCTAAAATGCGAACCGCTTGCAGATTGCTCGGAGAATTCGGGCAATTCACTCTTATAATTAAATACAATTTCAACCCTATCACTATGTATGGTTACGCTCTTGATAAAAGTATCGAGAATACGCGAACGGCCTGCTTTTGTGGTAGGGTTTTCGTTTGCCATTCTTTCAAGAAAATACTCAATATGTTCGGCTGTAAATTTGATAGGGGATATTACGCTTTCGTGGTTCGCTTTTTGCTCAAGTAGGTTTTGACGTTCCTTTTCTAGGTTTTCAATTTCGGCTTTTAAACGCTCATTAATAAAACCCTGTTTAATGGCCGTCATGCAATTATTCAATTCTATATCAATGGCTTTAATTTTGCCCTGTATGCCCTGTATGGACGTTTTAGCCTCTTGAGTAGTGTTATTATACCCAGACATAACCAAATCGACTATACGGGCTATAATTTGGGGTTGCTTTAGGATTTCAAGAGTACGATTGATTACTAAATCCTCTAACTCGTCGCGGCGTATGTTTGGCGCGCTGCATGTGTGATGTTTGCGGCGATTGGTACATACATAATAATGATGTTTTTCGCCGTTGCGTGATGTAGCGGTGGAACCCATATAATGCCCGCCGCACTCGCCGCATATCAAGCGGCCACATAAATTATACATTTCACTTCTCCGTCCTTTATTCTTAATTCTAGTCGGTAGCACCTGCTGCACCTCGTCGAATATATCACGGGCGATAATAGGCGGGATAGAATCCTCGATTCTAATATCACCCCATTGATACACGCCGATATATTTCTCATTACTCAATATATTGCGTATGACGCTGTACGAAATCTTACCGCCTCGCTTGGTTGTATATCCTTTACTATGCAAAATATCCGCTATTTTAGCCAGAGAGTACTGTTTTAAATATAGGCTATATATTAACCTTACCGCCTTGGCCTCGTGAGCATTCACGGCTAAATGGTGGCTTTCTGTAAGGTCATAACCTAAAGGAACGGCCGAGCCGTTCATCTTGCCTTTGAGTGCATTTTCGGTCATGCCGCGCTTTACCTTTTGTGATAGCTCAACAGAATAATACTCGGCCATACCCTCGAGCATGCTTTCGAGGATAATACCAGCTGGCTCATTGGTAATGTGTTCCTTGGCACTCAACACTCTAACCCCATTACGGCGTAATATGCCTTTATATTTGGCGCTATCCTCACGGCTACGGCTGAATCTATCCAACTGATAGACAATAACATAATTAAATGTTTGATTTGCGCTATCACGAATCATCTGTAAGAATTCTGGGCGGTTATCCGTTCGCGCCGATAAAGCCCTATCTGTATATATTTTAGTAATAAGAATACCCTCACGCTGGGCGTATTCGGTGCATTCTCGTATTTGGCCCTCTATGGATTCGTCCCGTTGTTTATCAGACGAGTAACGTGCATATATCACGCCTGTTTGCAAATCGGTAGTGTTCATTGTGTGATTTCCTTTCAAATTGTATAAGGATAGCCCCCTTGATAGGGGGCTTTTTTATTTTGTAGTTGGTGGCGTAAATTTGCCAACACGTTGCGCGCTACCTAGTGCAATCATAGCCTCTAAATAGCCATATGTATTTTGTTGTAGTTCAACTCGTTTCGGCGGGTTATTTTTGCCATGCCTTAATGTTTTCCCGTTGCGGCCGTCGATAAAGTTTGTTTCTGTAATTTCTAATACAATACTTCGATTTGTAAAATCATAATAATAATGTTTTACAAATTCGGTTATGACAAAATTCCTATGTGTACGCATATAGCTATATATAGGCGTGATAATTTCTAGCTTATTATTGTCATCTGAATGTATTACCTGCACATCAATCGGCATGAACTGGATTTCATTCATAGCATTAGGCAACTGAGTATATCTATTATAATCGCTCAAATCTTGCAACGTTACAGCATGCGCCGATAACGTGCATAATGCGAATACAGCCGCAATAATTAACTTTTTCATAGTTTCTCCCCTTATTTATGATTACACATTAAAATGATGATAAAAGTCTATGCTTTCTAATTCCGAATCGTCTATATGTGACCTACGAACCATTTGTTCGACAAGGTTCACATGTTCATCTAAGAAAAAATCATCATTAATAATATGCATTAATTCGTGTTTAATTTCCTCTCTCATGCGACCATGAGGGAGATTTTTATTTATATAGATATTATGAGTATCTATATCTTCTGATTCTTCAGAAACCGCTTTAGCATTTGGTAAGTCACAATAAATTAAATTAATAATCAATAATATCACTCTCCATTGTAGATATTACTTATGCTTGGATTTTAAGAATTCAATATATTTGACTGTTTCTTCCATTTCTTCCTTTGATATATCTTTTGCTGCAGAAAAGAGCATACGAGCTCCCGGCCGTGTGCGTAGGTACTCGGCAAATTCGGCGGTTTCTGCATTTGTATAATATCCACCCTCTACATGTTTTTCTACTAATTCAGATTTATTTACACCAAAATAATTGGCCATCATCTCAATTTTATCTATCCTTGGATAAGTATTTCCTTTTACCCAATCGGTAAAGGTAGTGTATTTAAATCCTAAATCAGAACATATTTTGTTTCTATCGATTCCTCGACTATCCATTAAGCGTTGGATGTTTTCAGCCATAATAGCCTTGTTACCTAAATCACTCATAAAAACCTCATATATTGCAATATATCAATTAATATACCTATATATTACGATAAATTCGTAATAAAATCAATATTTTACGGAAATTTTACGATAATTTATGTTTAATTTATTGATATTACGGTTAAATCGTAGTAAAATGATGATAGTAAACAAGGGATTGTTACAAAAGGAAGGAGGGATTCTATGAAGTACACACTCAAAATGTTACGAGCGTCAAAAAATTGGTCTCAAGTAACAGCAGCGCAACAAATCGGAGTATCTGTAGATACATGGGGAAATTGGGAACGTAAACGTTCATTCCCTGATGTTCTGCACATTCAAAGGATACAGGAAGTGTTTAATGTAGCTTATGATGATATTATTTTTTTATGATGAGTTACGGTTAAACCGTTGTCTAAGATAAAGTTAATAGGCGGTGAAAATATGGAGTTTGTCATCGGATATATTGCAGGGCTCGTGCTGACAGGAATTTTGATTATTGTAGTTGCTGGACGTGAGTTTTAAGCCGTTGAGCTTCTTCGCGTAAAAATTCGATATCTTTTTGCTCTTTTACAGTAGACATTTTCTCGATAAGGAGTGTGAATTTAATAAATTCTGTAGGATATGCTTTTGCAATTTCAACACGTATTTCTGGCCATAAAGAATAGTCCCATTCTGAAAATTCAGAATAGATACTATTCGTCATTAAGAATCTTGCACAATTATCAATGCATCGAAGGAACATAAGCGATAACGCTTTATTGTATTTTTTTCGTTCTGTTTTTAGTCTACTAACATTTGTTAAGTGATTTAGAGAAGCGCCTAGTGCAGATGCAAACGATGCAGTAAAAAGGCCTAAGAAAAAATCAGTGTAATTAATCATAATTAATACCTCCCTTTTGAGGTAATTATAACAGAAAGTAAGCTCATTGTTGATGAATTAGAATCACAACTAGTGGTTAAGGAGGTGTAAGTATGAACGAAATAATGAAAGTATTTAATAATACGATGTTCGGGAACGTCAGAATTATTCTACAAGATGACGAGCCTTGGTTTGTGGCAAAAGATATAACCAACATCCTAGGCTATCAAAATAGTAGCAAGGCGATTGGGGACCATGTTGATGTTGATGACAAACTCAATAACGAAACGTTATCGAGTTTGGGACAACGTGGTGGGTGGTTAATAAATGAAAGTGGTTTGTATTCGCTAATTCTGTCTAGCAAATTACCAAATGCAAAACAATTTAAGCGGTGGGTTACTAGCGAAGTACTTCCTGCACTACGTAAAACAGGCAGCTACTCTATGAATATTCCTCAAACCTTGCCAGAGGCTTTACGAGCTTATGCCGATGAGGTAGAGCAGCACAACAAAACTAAAGCATTAGTTGAGGCACAACGGCCGAAAGTGCTTTTTGCTGACGCTGTAAGTACTAGCAACACAGATATTTTAGTAGGCGACCTCGCCAAGCTGTTAAGCCAAAACGGGTACGCAGTAGGGCAAAATAGATTGTTTGAACAGTTAAGAAATGAGGGCTTTCTAATTTCACGAAAAGGCAATTCTTACAATATGCCAACTCAAAAAGCCATGGAAATGGGGCTTTTCAGAATTAAAGAAACAGCAATCACTCATTCAGACGGCAGAGTTAGCTTAAACAAAACGCCTAAAGTAACAGGCAAAGGCCAGCAGTATTTTATAAATCGCTTTATAGGTAAATTATATGACGCTACTTATAGATGAAATATACAGCTTTTATCGAGACCCTCAAAATCTAGCAGACTTTGAGGCATGGAAAGAAAGGAAACTACACAATGATGACACAACAAAAACCACAACGCAGGCGCAGACGTGTGAAGAAAAACAGAATGAAACTTATTGATATTATAGGCGTTATTGGCTGGGTAGCATTGATATATGTGGCCGTGGTGCTTTGGTTAGTTTAGAGGTGAAACGATGAATTTTATTATTGAATGTTTAATGATTGCAGGCATGGCACTCTCGGCGGTACTCGTTTTACATTGCCTCGTTATTATCGCCGTGTTATTAGCATAAAAAAAGAACAGTCAACAAAAAGCTGACTGTTCAACGTTCCAATCGTTAATAACGAAAGGAAACCACACAACAACATTGTAATGTATCTATTCTTAATTGTCAAAAGAAAGGAAACCACACAAACATGTACAAGAAAATTTTTGGCAGCAAAAATGCCACTCGTGAGGAGTGGCTAAAGGTTCGCAAATTAGGCCTCGGCGGTTCAGATATGGCCGCAGTATTGGGGTTAAGCCCTTGGCGCAGCCCTATCGACGTATGGCTTGATAAAACGAGCGACACAGTAGAGGAAAAAGAAAGCGAGCCAATGTATTGGGGTACTATCCTCGAGGATATTGTGGCCCAAGAGTTCGCAAAGCGCACAGGCTATAAAGTGCGTAATAACAATTTCACATTACAGAGTGAGCAGTACCCTTACTTGCTCGCTAATATTGATAGGGAAATCGTAGGCCTAGACGCTGGCCTTGAATGCAAAACAGCGAACGCATTCAAAGCTAATGAATGGGACGGCGACAATGTGCCAGATGCCTACTATATCCAGTGCCAGCACTATATGGCTGTTACTGGTAAATCTAGCTGGTGGATAGCGTGCCTCGTAGGTGGAAATACATTCTATTACAAAGAAATCAAACGTAATGAGGAAGTTATAGCTGCAATCATCGATACTGGGGCAGCATTCTGGGAATTAGTCGAAAGTAAGACCATGCCAGCGCCAGACGATACGAAGCAATGCGAAAACGCTCTCAAGAAACTCTATCAAAAGAGCAACGGCCAAAGCGTGGAATTACCTGCTAGCTACGGGAACATGATTATTGATTATTTAGAAATCAAAAATCAACTATCCGAGTTAGAGGCTAAAAAGCGCGGTATTGAAAACGTGATGAAAGATTTCTTGAAAGATAACGAAAAAGCCACATATGGCAAGCATTGCGTTTCGTGGAAATCCACGAAAGCGCGAGAAACGTTTGATGCTAAGGCGTTCAAGAATGACTACCCAGATTTACACAAGCAATATATTAAAGTCGGCGAACCTAGCCGCAGAATGGACATTAAATAATGAAAACAAACGATTTAAGAAAATTACTTGAGGCCGTTCCTTATGATTTTAAAGGAGATAAAAAATAATGGAAAACACAGAAAACAAAGAAATTGAAACAGTAGAAACAAAGCCAAAAAGAAAACATTTACTTGCAGAAATAGCAAAATTAAATGAACTTAACAAAAAGCTAGAAGATGACCTCAGATATAGCAATATGCGAGTTGAGAATCGTGAAAGAAATATTACCGAACTAAAAGCAGAAATCGCCGCATTGCGTGCATATGTGGCTGGCGTAAAAGGCGACGCATTCCCAGAAAGCGAGGATAAATAATAATGGCAACTACATCAGGAATTGAACTAAAGAAAAATAATATCGTAGCTCAAAAAGAGGCTAAGACAGTAAAAGGCATGCTTGAAACGCCAGCTTTCAAAAAGAAATTTGAAGAAATGCTCGGCAAAAAGGCAGCTGGGTTTATCTCCAGTATTATCGCGGTTACAAATAGCAGCAATTATCTTATGAAAGCCGACCCCGCGACAGTCATCGGAGCAGCTGCACAGGCGGCAATGTTAGACTTGCCGATTAATCAATCTCTTGGGTTCGCTTATATCGTTCCATATAAAGGCGCCGCACAATTCCAACTCGGCTATAAGGGATATATCCAGCTAGCCCAACGCACTAACCAATATTCTGATATTGGGTCTAATACAGTATACGAGGGCGAGCTTGAATATGAAAACCGATTACTTAATAAATTCAAATTCGGCGAACGTGTAAGCGATAAAGTTATAGGCTATCTTGCTTACTTTAAACTCACGAATGGCTTTGAGAAAATGCTGTTCATGACTATTGACGAGGCGCAGGCTCATGCTAAGAAATACAGTCAAAACTATAAGGGTGGTACCGACAAATGGGGCCTTGCAGATTTCAATGTAATGGCCGAGAAAACAGTACTTAAACGCCTACTTTCTAAGTACGGCCCGTTAAGCATTGAAAGTATTCAAATGAGCCAAGCCCTAGCCAATGACGGCGGCGTGATTAGCATGAACAATGACGGCGATTTTGATGTCAATTTTAGCGGTGAGACTATCGACGCAGAAACAGAAACAGAGGAACAGACGGAACAACCTGCAGAAAATCACGATACCTATATCGTAGGTGGCGAGGTTATCGACGCAGAAACTGGCGAGGTAGTAAAAAATGATGACAAATAACGATAAAATGCTCGCTCAGTTTGGCGCTGATTGGGTAAAGGTGAGAGATATATTACTCGCCCTTGATAATTCCGATATTCCATATACGCCGTCATTCATGGTGAATGTAGAAACAAGGACGGGCGTGAGTGCTAACAATGTAAAAAGCGTGCTAGATTACGGCTTACAAATTGGATTATTTAGACGCACGAATGACCGCGACGTCATTACATTCGCGCCAGTTAAATAGAAAGGAGCAACATGGCAGAACCTAAGCGATATTACTGGCTACGGCTGCACAAAGATTTCTTTCAAAAGAAAGAAATTAAGCGCTTACGGCGGGTGGCTGGCGGTGATACATACACAATCATCTATCTCAAAATGTTGTTACGCTCAATCATTGACGGCGGGAAATTATACTTTGACGGCTATGAGGAAACATTCGTTTCAGAGTTAGCGCTCGACATCGATGAAGATGAACAAAATGTTCAAATAACTGTAAATTATCTCTTAAAAAACGGTTTATTAATTGAATGCGAGAATGACGAATATTATCTACCAGAGGCAAATAATAATACAGGCTCAGAAACCGCCGCAGCCAGTAGAATGCGGAAACTTCGGGATAAGTCAAAAGGTTTAGAGTGTAACAATGTTACGCAATTATGTAACAATGTTACACCAATGTTACAAGAATGTTCGCAATCGTTACAAATCTGTTACGGAGAGATAGAGAAAGAGAAAGAGTTATATAAAGAGATACATAAAGAGTTAGAACACAGAGATAGAGATATAACTATATCTACAACTAGAGAAGATAAAGAAATCGAAAATTCTCAATCTCTTTCTCCTATGTCAAACACAGATATATATGATTTGTGGATAAGCTTATTCGGTCTTATCTCCTCTTTTGTCAAAGGCAGACTTGATGACCTTATCGCTGAATATGGTCTTATTGATGTAGCGGATGCCGTACGCATAGCAAAAGAGAAAGGCAAATCCCGAATACGATACGTTGAGGGCATTTTGAAAAATAAGAGGTTAGAAAATGGAGCAAATGGACGTAATGGCAGCGCTCGAACAGCTACGAGAAAAGATGAGCAAGTCGACTGGGAGCAAGAGGCGGCCAAGACCTACGGACAAGATTGAGTTTTATAAGCCAATCTATGACAAGCCGATTGTACTTAAAACTAACATCAACGAAACATATGCAGCTGCTGGCATTCCTAAACGTTACTACGGCATGAGTTTTGAATGGCTTAAAGAGCATGGCACATTTCAAAGTGCTAACAAAGAGGCATATGCAATCGTTAAAGATTATAGGGATAATCTGGCGGAATACATGAATACAGGAAAGGGCCTCATATTAAGGGGACCCGCTGGCACAGGTAAGACGTCCCTCGCTGTATGTATTTTGAAAGAGGTGATGAAGTTAAACACAGGGGCAATGATGATTTCAATGCCTAACCTGCTCGATACTATGCTCACCTTATCAAAGGGCGATAGAGTGGCGTACCTTGCCTATGAGCAAAAGTTGAAACACATCCCAATGTTGCTGCTTGATGATTTCGGGGCGGAATACTCAAAATCGGACTGGGTAGCGGCCAAGGTCGAAAGTATCATCATTGAACGATACAACAGCATGAGGCCGATTATCCTTACAACGAACTACAGCGACCAATGGACTAAGGACAACTACAGCAGCAGAATATATGACCGCTTACGTGGTGAATATAAAATTGCGGTATTCATGGGGCAGTCTCACAGATTAGAAAATTGATTTATTCGCCCTGTATGCTCATTTAAAATTTTCGACGATAAAATCCTCGTGAGAAATATTACGCATGGCAAGACGGGGCGGAAATCGGTGTCAAATTAAAAATTAAAGCAAAAGATATAGAGGTGAAATCTTGGAAATTGTAATTTACGGCCAACCAAGGACGAAAAAGAACAGCAGCCGCATTGTTAAGAGGGGCAATTTCACAAAACTCCTACCCTCGGACGCATTTATTCGATACGAAAAGGCGGCGTTGTTGCAGCTGGCACATGTTGGCGCTGTTCAAGGACCAATCTCAGTATGTTGCCGTTATTACTTAACAGATAGACGGAGCTGGCCCGATTTGGTTGGCCTGTTACAGGCCACTTCTGACATATTGCAAGACGCTGGCGTGATTGAAAACGATAAATACATCGTGAATTATGACGGCTCGGAAATCGTAGGGCTTGACAAGGATAATCCTAGAGTAGTGATTACAATTCATCAAATTGCCGAATCAAGTATCTTGTGCGATGAATATGCCAAGGCGAAAGCTAGAGAGTGCGACACCACTCAACGGCTAAAATGCCGACAAGTTGCCAAGAGAGGGGCTAAGGCTAAACCGAAAGCCCCTACCTCAATCTCATATATCGAATATCGAAAATTAATGATGAAAGGAAACCACACACATGAACGAAACAGAGTACAGACTACGCCTAAAAGGGGAAATTGATATAGAGGCGGTTATAGCAGCCACATCGGAAAGCGACGCTATCGATAAAGCGGCAGCCGTGCAAGAGGCAATCAATAATCAAATCACGATTGATTGCGGCAATATCGGCAATGTGAAAGAAATCATCACAAATGAAATTGCATTGAAATTCGTATGTGCAGAAATTGCAGATTAAGGGGGATAACATGGGATATATTAAGGCAGAATATGGCAAGAATAATACATTCGATTTAGAGATTGAAGTTAAAAATTGCAATTCTATCGAGTGCTTGTCTTTTGCGAGCAGCATAGCCGAGGAAATTCTTAACAGTATAGCAAAAGAGAATTCGAAAACGCTTATCGGATACGAAAGAGCGTTTATCGGATACAAAAGAGCGCTTATCGGTGCGATAGAGAACGCGGAGCCTAACGATTATGAATAGACTATCAGAGCGTTTTGAACGCAAAATTCCGACATTTTTGGCTCATCTCGATGTATGGAATGACACGCCTATGAGTGATTGCAAATATACAACACATGATTATAAGCGCGCAATGCGCAATCAGAAATATACAAAGAAATGTGTAATTTGCGGTAAAACATTTACTTGTAAAAATTACAACAAACGCCAATTATGTTGCAGCAGGTCATGTGGCAGTAAATTGGGTTCTGTTAAACGCATAAAGAAAATAGCGAAACGTAAAGCGGTAATAAAAGGGGTCTAATTATGTTTGTGGAAGATAAAAAGCAATATTGCTGGGTTACGCCCGACGGAATTGGTGGCCCAGAGGATAGCGTAGAGCAGGCAGTCAAAAGCTACCTACAATTACATAGACAAGATACCGACGATGATATTGTTATTGGAATCGGACACCCTAGCTTTTACGTTCCAGACATTGACGGGGACAGCGTGATTGAAAGCGTTATAAATTACTTACCCGATGAAGTTTATGACACGGACGAGGATTATTTATATAACGTAGAACGTGAGCATGTAGACGAATTAAGCGAAGAACTAACAAAGGTATTTCGTGCATGGTGTAACCGCCACGGATACCACCATGGGGGCATATTTGTAGAGAACAGTGAGCCATATCATATTAAACGAGAAGGATGCAAGGAGATAACACAATGAACATTAAATATTTAGCAGCAATTATGACAATTACAGTATTAACAGCGCCAACAATTCGCAGCGGTAAACAATACTATCACCGCACAAAATACGCGCATAGGTGATAATACGGCAGCGATTTCTCGACATGAAAGTCAACTACAAAACCATGAAGCAAGAATTACAACACTAGAACATAACACAGCGGGACAGATTTCTCATGTGTTGAGCGAAGTGGCAAAAACTGGCGCAGCTAATGCAGCACTTTCCGCCTTGCATTATCTAGGCTATAACGCCGATGACAAACTAACTTTTGCAGCTGGCTATGGTCATTACAAAAACGCTAATGCGGCCGCTATTGGGGCATTCTACGCACCGAATGAACATGTATTATTCAACATCGGCGCAACGCTTGGCGGCACTGCAATGATAAACGCTGGCGTATCATTCCGATTGGGGAAAGGCAGCGAGTACGAATTGAACCATAAAGGCAAAATCGCACAGCTCGAGGCGCTAGTAAATGAGTTGATTAATGAAGTGGCAGAATTGAAAGAGGCGAAATAATGAAAGGGCTATTACTAACAATTGTGGTTGTATTGGGATTAATGGGAAAGGTTGCGAGCATAGCGCTCGCAATCGCCCTCATACTTTGGCTAATTGGGCTATTTGGAATTACTGGCGCCGATGTGTTAAGAGTACTATTTACAGTAATTGGACTTTACGCAACGTCGATTATATTATTTATAATTTCTGAGGTGCAAAATGACTGAACATGATATTCAAGTGGTACTCGGAAAGTATTTATTTCGTGAAAAAATATGTATACCAAACGTAAGTATGTATTGCCATGGTAGGACTGAATATGAAGCTGATTTCATATATTTCGACTGTACTTGTATTACGCAATGCCTAGTTGCGTTTATAGTGAATATCGTGAAGAAATTAATAACATGTTGGGTGATGCAGGATTGATAATAATTGATGAAACCGATACAGATAGTTACAGCGGAAATTTATTGAGGTTTGGTGGATTTGTAAAACGTGCTAAAGCTAGAGATGATTGGTACAAATTAAGTCCTACAGGGTTAATGCATTATTTACGAATTGGATGCATGAAATGGGTGAATAGATAATGAGACCATTGTACAAAAAGCTTAAAGACTACATTTTAACAAGCTACGATTTAAGCAGCTTGGCGAATGCCAGCCATAAATGCACAGCATTTTATGATGAGGGTGAAATTACAAAGCTAGAATATCAAAAGCTAATGAAATGTATCGACAGGGTAGTTTTAAAAGGCTGTAAATGCGAAAGAGTAGGGCTATAAAAGAGGTGGCACAATGACAAAGAAAGAATTCACGGACTATTTATTTAAAATTATGTACGAATTAGGGTATAGAAAAGCCGAAGTTTCAAAAGGCGGAGTATTTTTTTATAAGTGCGATACGCTTATGACTGTATGGACGCCGAGAGTGCCGACAGAATGCACATGTTTCGCTGATAAATGGCAATGTATTGATATAGGCGAGTATATTGGTATTGTTGACTGGGAAAGCGTTGAGGTGGACACGCCTATATTTGTCAAAATGAAAGATAAAGAGTTATGGTTGCGCAGGCATTTCGCGAAATACAAAAATGGAAAAGTGTATGCATGGGCCAACGGCAAAACATCATGGAGTAATTGTATTTGTGATGAGCCAAGCTTTTGGGAATGTGCAAAATTGGCAGGTGATAATGAATGAATAAATACTTGATTACATTCGAGAGCGGTAATTATGAATGGACCAAAGAAAAAGAAATTAAAGGCCTAGCGGCCGCTAAGTGTATAGGCGCACAAAAGGCAAAAGAGCAAAATAAAGATATATTTTATCTCGTTGAATGTACGCAGTGGTGGCCTAGTGCATATAGCTGGGCTGGTGAATTAGTTAACGTGCTTAAAGATGAGTGTGAAATTTTAGTAGATGATGATGAGGCGATGAGAGACGTATCTGATAGCGAAATCGCTGAACTACGTCAAGGTGTTGAGAAACTCGTCAAACAGTGGTTAATAAGAAACAAGCGCATTCCCAAAGGTGCATATTATGGAAATGAAACCGCATATAAGATAGTCAACGGAAAGGCGGTAAGAATTGGATAAAAGAAAACGTGATAATGTAATAATCGAAGTATCCAATGTTGCCATGCTGATTATATGCGTATTGTTTAGCGTTGCTATGACAATAGGGGTTATATTCGCTATTACAATACTTTCGCAGCTAATAAGGGGGTAACATGGAACATCAAAGGATTTTCACAGAGGGGGAAGTAGAGCAAATTGTCAAAATAGCTGCAGAAACAGCAGCACAAACGGCGATTTCTGAATTTAACAGACGCAATGAAGACATGCTTGCCAAGAAAAACGAGCGAGCCTATAAGAACACTACAACGCTGCTCGAGGGATACACGGCCATGAAAGCACATTGTAAAAGTGCTATCGCTAAAAGCGAAGATACATTGACGCCGAGCGACTTGCAAACAGTATTGTATGAAGTATTTAACCGCCGCGGACTGCTGCAAATTGAGGCAATTCTTGCCAGTAAGCGGCGCACTGAGTTAATCATTGAACACATTGATAGAATGCTAGTGTCTTATAGCGAATATTGCGCAAACAGCGGCAAGCATTATTGTGAATGTGTGATTGACCGCTACATTAACGATATGACAATCGGAGAAATAGCCGAGAAACATAACACAGTAGAGCGGAATATATACAGGTGGCTTGAAAAAGGAATAGATGACCTTTCGATATACCTGTTTGGTGCTTACGCACTATAAAAGTTGTCAAAAAGTTGTCATATTCAGTGCAATATAGCAATGGTATAATGTTAGTGGTGAATGGTGTTGTAAAAGATTTTACGATTCATTTATCCTCCTTTCATAGTACTTATAATGCATAACGGCAGAAAGCACCTCGCACGAGTAACAGGGAACTCGGCGGGGTGCTTTTGCTATTCATAGAAACGAGGTGAGACTATGGCGACTAAGACGAAGAAAGCAGAACCAAAGAAAAAGCGTAGAGTAGGGCGTACGCCTAAATATGAGCAATGGCTTGAGCCAGATAATTTGATTAAGCTAGAGGGTTGGGCTCGCAATGGCCTCACTGATGAACAAATAGCCAACAATATCGGTATTAATAGAACCACTTTATACGCATGGAAAGCAAAATATACCGACTTTTCAAACGCATTAAAAAGAGGTAAGGAAGTTATCGATATTATGGTAGAGAACGCCTTGCTTAAAAGTGCTATGGGTTACAAGTATGATGAAGTGGTGAAAGAGAGGATATATAACCCAGAGACTGGCGAGAGTGAACTTGTAGAGGTGAAACGCACTACTAAAGAAGTGGCACCGAACTCGACCTCTTTGATATTCTGGCTTAAAAATCGACGCCCCGCAGATTGGCGCGACACCAAGAATATAGATGCAGCCGTTGAAGTGAAAAACCCATTTGACGGAATTGATACGGCTGATATTAAGAAACTTATCGGCGATGACTAAACTCGACATATACGCATGAAAGGTGGTGAGGATATGCAAATTCGAGATAAGAAAGAAACAATCATAGAACTAGCTAAAAGGGAACTCGCACGGCGCGAGTTTTTTTATTATTGCCAGCTTAAAACAGGCAGCTTTTACAAAAAGAGTAGAAAATACCTAGTCAAGCTATGTAATGAGCTAGAGAACTTTATCAAAAATGATGAATATAACGTTCTTATCATGAATTTGCCCCCGTAGCCTCGACATGGTAAGAGTTTAACAGCGCAGCACCTTACGCAGTGGTGGCTAGGGAATAACCCAGCCGCCAAGATAATGACTGGTTCATACAACGAGACATTATCTAAAATGTTTAGTAAATCGGTAAGAAACGCAATTCAAGAGAATAAGGCCGATGATGATATTATCGTATTTAGCGACGTATTCCCTAGCGTTCATGTAGCAGTAGGCGACGCACAGGCTCATCTATGGAGTTTAGAGGGATACACAAATTCATATCTAGCTACATCGCCAACAGGCACCGCGACAGGGTTCGGCTGCTCCTTGATGATTATTGACGATATTATAAAGAACAGCGAAGAGGCCTATAATGCAAGCGTGAAAGAAAAGCACTGGGAATGGTTTACCAATACCATGCTTTCACGTTTGGAAGAGGGCGGCAAGATTATCATCATTATGACGCGCTGGGCTAGTGATGACCTAGCAGGGCGGGCCATTGAACACTTTAAAGATGACCCGTTATTTAAGGCGAAAGTAATCACGATGAAAGCATTACAAGATGACGGCTCAATGCTATGCGAAGAGGTATTGTCTAAGGCCTCATATTTGTCAAAGGTTCGCGCTATGGGCGAAGATATAGCCAGCGCCAACTATCAGCAAGTACCGATTGACCTCAAAGGGTGCTTGTACACGAATATCCTTACATATGACACATTACCAAGAGACAATAAAGGCAACGTGTTATTTTCTTGTATTAAGAACTACACAGATACCGCCGATACTGGCAGCGATTACCTAGCCAGCTTTACATACGGCGTATATGATGGCGAGGCGTATATCCTTGATGTAGTCTATACAAAGGACGCTATGGAAACCACAGAGCCAGAGGTAGCGGATATGCTGCACAGAAACGGCGTGAATGTGGCTGACATAGAAAGCAACAACGGCGGCCGAGGGTTTGGCCGTAATGTTCAAAGCATACTCAAACAGAAATATAACTCTAATAAGTGCGTGATTAATATGTTTCATCAAAGCGGCAACAAAATAGCACGCATTCAGTCTAATGCTACATGGGTTATGAATCATATTTATATGCCTAAGAATTGGCGTGATAGGTGGCCTCAGTTGGCTGCTGACATTACGAGATACCAACGAGAGGGCAAGAACGCACATGATGACGCACCCGACGCATTAACAGGGATAGCGGAAAAGATTAACGCGCCACAGGTTAGAAGTGGCCGCATTAACATATATTAGAAAGGGGAATACATGGCAACTATTTATTCTAATCCTCGTACCGATGAATATGAGATACTGCATGACGCCTATTATGGCAGCGGTATGTTCGCTAGTGGTGCAGCAATCACACCGCACAGACGCGAGGGAGCCGATTCCATTAAATTTAGGCGTCAAATTGCATATTATCTAAACTATACAGGGCCTATCCTCAATGCGAGCGTAGACCCTATTTTTAAAGATGAAATCAAGCGGGAGTATAGCAATTCTGTATTATTCGATGAATTCATTAACGATGTAGACCGAGAGGGTACTACATTACAGGAATTCACACGTCAGAATGCGACGCTTGCGAAACTCTACGGCGTGATGTACATCGTTGTTGATAATGTAACAGAATTCGGTAACTCATTGGCTGATACGTTGGCTAATCGTTCCATGCCTTACTTGACGGCAGTAGAGCCTAAGAATGTAATGAATTTCACGTTCGATGATAACGGCCGACTATCTGTATTTACCTATGCAACATACTTGGCAAATGCGGACGGCACAGTCAAAACGCACTACCATACTTGGACGCCTACGTCATGGAGCATTAAGGACGGCGACGGTAAGACAATTGGAGAGGGCGAGCATAATATTGGACGCATTCCAATTGTGCAATGGTTCGGCCGTGCTGCTCGTAAGCGGGATATATTACCACCGCCAGAGTATTTGAGTATCGCCAAGACAAATGCACATGTATATAACTTATGCTCATTACTATCTCAAATTCTATACAATCAAACATTCTCAATCTTAACTATGCCAGTAGATAGTAACGGCCTTTCAGATGTAACGATTGGCACGGACAACCTACTCGCATACCCTCATGATTCATCAAAGGCGCCAGACTTTATCGCACCAGATAAGGGACCCGCTGAGGTGCTTATGGCTCAAATCGATAAGCTAATCAATGAAATGTACCGCATGAGTGGTATTGATTCGGTTATCGGTGTACAGCAAGCCAAGAGCGGCGTGGCTAAACAATGGGACTTTGAGCGTACTAATCAGCGACTTTCTGATTTTGCAGTGCAATGCGAAAACGCAGAATATGACATTATCGCACTCTATAAATTATGGAGCGGTGATAATATTGAATACTCTTGCGAATACCCTCGAGATTTCAAAGTCAACGATGTAACGGAAAGCCTCACACAGGCGCAACAGGCGAAAGACCTAGAATTTAATTCCGATACATTTGATAGTGAAATCTTGAAGAAAGTGATTGACGCTTACATGCCTAATCTTGAAAAAGAGATTAAAGACGCAATCATAAAAGAGGCGCAGCAAGCAGCAGATGAGGCACGTCAAAATAAAGCGTTTGATGAGTTAGACAGCGGCGCACCGCATAACGATGATGAGGGCGTAGACGATGAAGAAAACAGCGACGGCGAAAACGATTGACGAGGCACTCGAACAATTTGAACGCATGATAAAGGAACTTATAGACCTCGGCTATTCGCCCGATATGGCGGTTAGAACGGCCTACAAGTCTTATCCTATTATGAAATTGTTAGAGGCACCTCTTACGGCTGATATGGTGCAGAATTTTAATGCTGCATATCATGGCGTACTGGTTGCTAATCGTGTAGCGGGCCATATGCCTTTTAATTACTCTACGCAGTCTATTAGCGAGGCTATGCGAGAGGCTTGGACGAGCGACGGACTAACCCTATCTATGCGGCTGCACAATAACACGGCTAAGATACAACGCGATACGGCGGAAGTAATTCGGCAATCGCTGAAACGTGGTAAATCAATCAAGCAAATGGCAAGAGCCATATTTGAGGGTTACGGAAACGGTGGCACAATTCAGACGGATAAGCTACCTAAATATATTGAAATGGTTAGACGGCTAAAATGGCCTAACTATTTGAATGATGACGAAGTAGCTCAATTCAAGTATGTGCTACGCCAAACAGAAAGGCAGGTTCGACAGAATACAACGCCGAGCCTACGAGCCGCGTATACTGGATTGATAAAAGCCGTTGACGAGGCGAGTGCGATTGACCTATCAAAATCGGTAAACGTGGCCGTGCAAGAGAAAGCACGATACAACGCCGAACGCATAGCACGCACAGAGGCGGCAAGAGCCTACGCAGACGGGCAAATGCTACGTTATAAGAATGATGATGATGTAGTGGCCTTGAAGTGGCAGCTAAACAGTCGCCACCCTGTATGTGATATATGCGACGTGTATGCAAATGCTGATTTCTACGGATTAGGTAGAGGGATATATCCAAAGGATAAATTCCCAACATTGCCAGCTCACCCTCACTGCTTATGTAAGATTGCCCCTGTTTATGATTTTGAGGTTAATATACATCAAGCAAAAGAAAACATCGAAGAGGGCGGAAAGCGATACATTAATTCATTGTCCAAAGTCAATCAAGAGCGCATTCTTGGCGTTAACGGGTTAGAACAAGTACAACGCGGTAAAGAATCATGGACACAAAGGGCGAGAGGTTGGACAGGAGAGGCCTTTCGTGCAAGAGTGCCAAGGGAAAGTATTATACAATCGCAACCTAAAATTATAGAGCCTAAAAATAACAATATTAATAATCCCTATATTGTTGATAAAAAAAGGATTAATTCGAAGTCTTATAGAGATAATTTTGAGTTGTTACCATATAAATCAAAGGTTAATGATGCACTACATAGAGAGGCAATCAAGTGCTTTAATGCATCAAATGGGCGTAATGTAGAGCGCCTTGCATTAATCGACGCAAGGAATGGTAAGGTGATAGGTTATTCTGTAGGAACGGAAAACTCAAATAAAGTTATCATTAGTAAACCAACTGGATATACTCGAGACAATTCAATAGTTATAATTCACAATCACCCAAATAATAGCGGTTTTTCTCGTGCTGATATAGACACATATATTAAAATGCCTCAAATACATGGCGCTATAGTTGTTACAGGAAACGGCAAAATATATTCTGTATCAAGCATAGACAGAGACAAACCCATTGAAAGGTCTTTCAAGATGTTTTATAATATATATGAAAAAACTTATGGCTTACATAGGGCATCTGATATGGCATTGAAAGACTTACACAAAAAGGGGTGGCTAATATATGAAAAACGTGAATAATGAGATGTTATTGGATTATATCGACTTTACTCCTGATGAATTTGAAGAATTAATGCAGCCACCTAAAACGTTTTCTGAAGAGGAAGAACGTTTAATGAAAATTGAAACAGATAAGAAAGTTAAAGAGATATTTGCAAGTTTAGGATATTAAGCCACCTATATAGGTGGCTTTTTGTATTAAATTCATAATAGATTTACAGGCTCACACTAGCGAAAGTGTGGGCCTTTTATATTGCCATTAAGTAGCAAGCGGCGAAAGGTGGCGCATTCATGTTGAAAAGGAGACAGATACATGACTTTAGCAGAATTGTACGCAAAATTAGAGGGAATTGAGGGCGGTAAAGACCTAATTGCGGGGTTTAAATCTGAGATTTCTAAAATCAATGACGCGGCGAAAACGGAACGCCTAAAACTTGAAAACAAAATTACTGAATTAACCACGGCGCGCGACGAGTTGAAAGGTAAAGTTGACGAGTACGAGGCGAATAAAGGCCAAAAAACGCCCGAAATTATTGCACTTGAAAAGCAAATTAAAGGCCTCACAGACAAATACGAGGCATCAGAAAAGGCTCGACAAGATGAAATTCAAAAGCGTACCGATTCAGAAATTAGCGCCCAAACTATTGCGGCACTAACAAAGGCAAATTGTACAGACGCCCAAACATTCAGCAAGCTAGTCGCTGGACAAATCAGTGTACAAGATGACGGCTCATATGGCTGGAAGAAAGAGGACGGCACTATTGGCACTATTGAAGAGTGCGCGACGGCGTTCCTTGCTGACAAGCCGTATGCTGTTAAACCTGCACAAAATGGCGGCAGTGGCGCAGGTGCTGGCAATGCAACAGGCGGAAACGCACAACTTGCCGAAATGTTCAAAATCGCTGGCATTAAACCGCCAAGCGAAAATAATTAATTCACTCATAGAAAAGAGGTAAAACATGGCAATTAATACTTTACAAATGGCTCAAAACTTTCAAACATTGCTAGACCAACAAATGGTAGTAGGTGCTACATCTGGATTTATGGAAGTCAACGCTGGCGAAGTTAAATATAACGGCGGCGATACTGTTAAAATTCCTACTTTATCCGTTGACGGTTTGGCAAATTATGACCGTGATAATGGTTATAATCGTGGCGGCGTATCCTTGAAATATCAAGATTTCAAATTGACGCAAGACCGCGGCCGTAAATTCTTACTTGATTCCATGGACGTTGATGAATCCAACTTCCTTGCAACAGGTACCAACGTTATGACAGCGTTCCAAAAGGAACAAGTAATTCCAGAAATTGACGCTTATCGTTATTCCAAGGTGGCAGCATATGCTAAACAAGAAAGCCGTAAAACAGACGCATTCACGCCAGATGATACAAACATCATCAAACAATTAAACAAGGAAATCATGGAAATCGAGGACTTAATCGGTGAAACTGGCGACCTTGTAATTGTAATGAGTGCGCGCGTTCAAAGTGTTTTGAACGAGGCAGCAGGTAAAAAAGGCTTGCTCGATGTAGGCAACTTTACACATGGCGCATACAATACACGCGTTCGCATTTACAATGAAATTCCTATTATCGGCGTGCCTAGCGCTCGTATGAAATCTCAATATGTTTTCAATGACGGCACAACTAGCGGACAAGAAAAAGGCGGTTTTAAAGCTGATACAGGTGCGAAAGCTATCAACTGGCTAATTATGAGCCGTGCGGCAGCGATTGCTGTATCCAAAACCGACCAAATGCGTATTTTCGACCCTAACACTACACAGCAGGCAAATGCTTGGTCTATCGATTATCGTAAATTCCACGATGTATGGGTCCCAAAAAATCGCTTGGCTAGTGTATGGGCTAACTTTGGCGCTTAATTAATAACGGGGGTACATCATGGAGAAATACAGACTTGTACGAATGAACGTAGTCAGATACACAGATGATGAATTCATTCTTGAACAATTGCTTGATGAGGGCTTTATTTTAGAGCCTGCATTTGAGCAAGATAACGAGGCAGCTACTAAGCCGAAGAAAAAGGCAATAAAAGCGGCTGATGAGTAATCATGAATGCGCGTGAAATCTTCGAGAGGAGATTAAGGCAAGCGGTAAAGGCTAGTGCTAGAGAGGTACAAACGGCGGCGCAGAATAACCACAAATTCACATCACGCACGGGGCAACTCGAGAGGGCTATTGACGTGCGCATGATTGGCGATAAAGTAGCAGAGGTATATATCGACAGTCATGCCGCATATTATGGCCCGTTCGTGCATGAGGGGACTCAGCCGCATGACATATTTCCAAAACGGAAAAAGGCCTTGCGTTGGGTTCCTGTAGGTGGTAATGGTTTTCTGTTCGCTAAATGCGTACATCACAGAGGCACAAAGGCCGACCCGTTCTTATATGAGGCGCTAGACCATAGCCGCGATGAAATTCGTGATATATTCGCAAAAGCGGTTGATGTATCTCTTAATGATGTGGCTCGAGATATTGAGTTAAACGCTAACCGCACGCATTTAGAAATCAAATTGTAAGGGGTTCGATATATGTTGTACGAATTTCAAGAGATGACGTTCGACGATGAGCTACTAGGCCCTAATGTTCTTGAAACAACGCTGACAAAAGCCGAGCAATGGCTGTATGTCCTAGCTAAACGGCTAGGCGTACAAGAGAGCGATGTAATACGTTCATTCGTTGCTGATGAACTCGTTACACTCTACTGCTACCGAGAGACATGCATGAATAAAGCAGCCTCATTGGTAGGGCAGTATAGTCGCAACGGCCAAGACGATGATTATTATTCTAAGAAATTGGCATATATCAATGCTAGAATAGCGGTTTTAGAAAACCAAATCACGGCGGAGCAACTAACAGGGCAGCCAGCGAAGTATGCGGGATATAGATGTATTCCGCTGTATCGAGGTGGCTAATATGTGGCTTGAATTATTGAACAAAATCAAATACACGATAGAAAAAGCTGGGTTTGACGGAAAAATTGAACTCGGCTTTTTAAATCCTCAAAATGCGGGCGTCGATACGCTTGGCATGGTAATGCTAGGACGTGGCGAATGTACGCCGATAGACGATAAAGTGCATAACATGCTGAAACAAGAGTTTTATGTTGAGGTATGGACTAAATCCGACAGCAACGAATTCGGTACAGCCTATGTGCAAATATCGGAACTTGAAAGCAAAATAGAGAAAATCTTGATTGCGTTTCGTGAGGCGTGCGGTGTGCTTAATGAGGAATATTGTGTATTACAAAATAGCGGCTATCAAGTCATTGATATTCGCTGCACAAATAAAACAGACGACCATGACAGTATGAGGCCGTTCATCGGCACTCAATACAGGCTCGAGGCTCGTCTATATGATTTAAACAATGATACTAAAGGGGGTATTTATTAATGGCTGAAACAAAACTATATAAACCAGCGGCGGTAGATATGCCAACAGCGGGTAAGAACTACCTTTTATATTTGAATGTTGGCACCGACGAAAAGGCTGGCGCTAAATGGCTATTATTAGGCGGTCAACGTAGTGGCGACTTGTCTCGTAAAGCTGATAGCATTGACGCGTCTCACAAAGGTTCTGGCGGCTGGAAATCTACTATTGCAGGCCTTAAAGAATGGTCTTTCTCTATTGAAACATTGCTCATGCCAAAAGAGGAATCTTTGAAATTGTTAGAAAAAGCATTTCTTGACGGCGATAATGTAATGATTAAATTCGAATATCCAGATAAACGCTTTTTCACTGGTATCGCCAGCGTAACAGAACTATCTATCAACACGCCTCATGACGGCGTAGCGACTTATAAAGGTTCCTTGAATGGCGTCGGTCCTTTATCTGAATTACAAGACGCGCCAGCAAGCAGCCCAGTAGTTGGCGGCTAATTTAACACGATAATCCTACTTTTAGCGCTAAACAATAGGAGATTTATTTATGAAAACAGTTACATGTGATTTTTTTAGAGACGGCGATTATATTATGTTCAACATTCAGCGCCTCATGGAATTAGAGGCGGCAGT